CTGAACGTCCGTGCCAATCGCAAGTCCAAGGGCCGTGCGGGCATCGCCAGCGCTGGTCGAACCAGTACCACCGTTTGCAATAGCAATCGCGGTGCCGTTCCACACGCCGGTGGCGATTGTGCCAACCGAGGTCAGGCTTGATCCGGTGACTCCGCTGCCAAGGGTTGTTGCATTGAGGACGCTTGTTCCAGCAATCTTGTAGGCCTTGCCAGTAAGAAGGTTAAAGTCTTCTGACGAGGTCCATGCGTCTGTTGCGTCAACCCAGTTAAGCGTCTTGTCGGTGGTGCCTTTAAGAGTAATACCGCCGCCATCAGCGGTTGCGTCACTTGGCGTGGCTACCGATCCAAGCTCAATGTTCTTGTCGTCTACCGTGAGGGTAGTTGAGTTGATGGTGGTGGTTGTTCCGTTGACCGTCAGGTCACCAGAAAGCACAAGGCTTGTACCAGTTGCTGCGCCAATGTTTGGCGTGACAAGGGTTGGCGTGTTTGCGAATACAAGTGCGCCACTGCCTGTCTCGTCAGAGATAACGCCAGCAAGTTCTGAGGATGACGTTGCGGCAAAAGCGCTAAGCTTGTTTCCAGTAAGCGCAACCGTGCCAGAAGCATCTGGAAGGTTAATTGACCTGTCGGCAGTTGGATCAACAACATTAAGGAACGTTTCGAAGTCGTTAGCCGTTGTTCCTTCGAAATAAATTCCGTGCGTTTCTGGAAGGTAGATACCGTAAATTGTCGGCGTCTGCCCTGTGGCAGTGATGGTTGCGCCGTTAAGTGTTGGCGTATTGGCAAAGACTAGGGCGCCGCTTCCGGTTTCTCCCGTTACAGCGCTGGCAAGATTTGCAGACGATGGGGTTGCAAGGAAATCTGCAACACCAGTTCCCAGGCCAGAGACGCCCGTGCTGATCGGAAGGCCGCTTGCATTTGTAAGGGTGGCGCTTGATGGCGTCCCAAGTGCGGGAGTAACAAGCGTTGGGCTGTTGGCAAACACCAGAGCGCCTGTGCCGGTCTCGTCAGAGATAACGCCAGCAAGCTCGGCAGAAGAGGTTGCCGCAAAATCACCTAGCTTGTTTGAGGTGCTTGCCTTGCTTGCGGCCAGGTCGTAAGCAGACTTGACGGACGCTGGGACAGCGGCCGTAGTCGTTGAGGTGCTGGAGGTGGAGTTTTCAAGCTGTACGGCACCCTTTTGGCTGGTCGTGCCGTCCTGGATAGTAATGTTTGGCGTATTGCCGCCGGAAGAGGCGAGCGGGCTGGAGGCGGTTACAGAGGTAACGGTGCCACCGCCAGTTGCAAGCGTGACCCACGCAGCTCCGTCATAAACCTTGATGGCGTCAGAGACGGTGTTGTAATAAATCTGACCCTGAACTGGCGATGCCGGGTCGGTGGCAAGGTTCTGTAGCGTGGCGTTCTGCAGCTCATTTTTCTGAAGGTCAAGATTGGTTAAGAACTTCATGCTTCCCCCTTAGTTTAGGTATGCCTTACCGCCAAAGGCGGCAACGAACGTAAGCCGCAGGCTGTTGCTGTCAAGATACTCACTGTTGCCGTAAACGACACTACCAGCTGAATCTACAACCATGACAGACGGAAAACAATTCAAATTGTGCGTAACGCTCCAGGTAGACGAGGCAGTGTTTTGGCTGTGCGTATAGGTGGTGTGAGAAGCTCCGGTTCCCTGCGGACCTTGCGGTCCGGTTGCGCCCTGTGCGCCCTGTGGGCCCTGCGGGCCCTGTGGGCCGTCTGATCCAACAAAGCCATCATCGCCTTTTGGTCCCTGCAGCCCAAGGGTTCCTACCGTGACGCTATTGGTTGTCTGGTTGGCCGTAATTGAATTTGTTGACGGAGATACGGTAACAGTATTATCTGTAGCCGCTGTAATCGTTAAATTTATGTCTACTACGTCGACGTCTGGGCTCATCTCGTTACTTCTCCGGTGACAATAAAGTCTCCGGAGATAAGCCTGACAACGACACCGGCTCCAGAGATAAGCTCAAGATCGTAAACGTAATTGCCTGCCGGTACCGAGGCAAGCGTCGCGGCAGAGATGGCAATCGCAACCGTTCCAGCAGCCCCACCAAGCGTGATGCCAGAGGCATTAGTCAGCGACAAATACGGAGTTTCAGAGCCAAGGGTCTTCCGCACCTGCATCCTGGCGGTATAGCCAGTAATGTTAATCAGCACGTTTGAGCTGTCCCTATAGGTCAGCGTAGCGTTGTAGTTTGCTCCCTGTTCAGCGGTGATGTCGTACACAGAACTTGCCATGGTATATCCTATTGTTACACGATAACCGGATTAGCCGGTAAGGCCAGACCGCAGCCTTTTGAGGTTTTCAACTGCATTTTCGAACGCCTTGACCTGGTTGTCAATAGCTTCCAGCAATTTCTTATTGGCAACCTGCACCCCAAGCATGGCCGTTGCCTCTTCTTGCTCCATTTGCATGAGGCGGGCACGGATCTTGTTATATGCTTTACTGCGTCTTGGCACGCCTGAGGAGGCGTAGCACCGCATTGTCTCTGCGGTTAGGCCAAATACCGGCCCAGCAGCCGCGCAGGCGTCCTTAATAGACTTAAATTGCGGGTAGTCGCGTGCCAGCATACGCTGTAGGTCCCCGCCGTCAATCGGAACTCGATGCATAGCCACCTCAATAATAGTCGGAACAGGAGGCAAAATAGCCACATTCACAAATAAGCTTGCACTTAAACTCTTGCATTCTTGCTCCACAGTTGGCGCATTGCAGCACTACAAGCTCAGAAGCCGTGTCGCAAGGATAGCAAAGTTCGGGCTCCGCTGCATGGTTTTGACAGCGTTTAAACGTAGTTTTACATAGCCTGCATGTACGTTCATTAGAAATCTCGCAGGTGTCGCAGATACTGATCATGCAGATTTCCTTTGGTATACTACAACTATGGCAAAGCGTGGGCGCGTTGGCGCTGAACAACTGGGCGTACTTCGAGAAAAGATTAAAGGCCTGCACCTGCAGGGGGTTCCGATGCCGGAAATCGCCACTGCCGTAGACCTTTCGCCCGAAACTGTCCGGAAACATATCTATGCTATCAGAAAACAATGGTCTGAGGAAGGTCCGGACGCTGCTTCTAGCCGGATTGAGCTAATCCAGCGGGCAAACCTTATTGGCAAAATGGCCGCCGGAGGAGCCGCCCGCGCCCGTGGCTCAAAGGAGGAGGCAACTTTCCTTAAGCTGCAGCTTGAAGTGGTTGATCGACTTGCCAAACTTACGGGTGCCTATGCCCCAGAAACATCTTCCAGGCCAGGGCAGACAAACGTGGCCATTCAGATCAACACCGTTCACGAGATTGACAACCTTCCCCCAGCAGAGCTTGCAAAAAGGCTGCAAATGTGGGCAAGCGAAGTTACGGACAGCCTCAAGATAATTGAAGGGACGGCCACAGAAGATGACAGCGACGGTCAATAACAACTACCGGGAGTGGCTTAGGGTCAAAGCCCAAACTTCCGACGCTGCCTTTGCTGAGTATGTTAGCGGGCTGGTCTTTCCAAGGCATCTGCGCGAGATGGAGCAGTTTCTTGACGAGAACGAGCGCGGACTGGTGCTCATGCCCCGTGGCCACGCTAAGACTACGCAGTTGATTCATCGCGCCGCCCGCATGGTTGGCGTAACAAAGGGCAAGGTGCGCATTGGCGTTCTTACCGCAGTCATGTCTGACGCCCTGGCACGATCTAGGGCAATTAAGGTCATCATTGAGTCCCCGTACTTTGCCGAAGTTTTTCCCTGGGCGCAAGAAGGCGTTATTGGCTCCAAGTGGACCGACGAAGTGTGGACAGTGAAGGGGGCAAACCTGGGCAAGGACTCAACGTGCTTTGCCGACGGACTTGGCTCTATTAAGCCCGGAGCTCGACTTGACATTCTTTTTGCGGACGACATGGTGGGCATGAAGGAAAACGCTACTGCTGTTCAGCGCCAGAAGGCAAGTGAAACGTATTGGCAGGTTGTCGACCCCATGCTTGTGCCCAAGGCAAAGCGTTGGTACATCGGCACGCGCTGGCACGAAGATGACTTTTACGCCGAGCTTATTAAGAAGAACGTGCCGCACTATCAGCGACGAGCGCTCGAGGAAGACGCTGTTCTCTGGCCGGAAATGTACACCGTTGCCGACATGGAGCAAAAGAAGATGGAGCTTGGCACGCCAATCTTTATGTTGCAGTTCCAAAACGATGTTACCTCAATGGGCGGCAACATCTTTAGGTATGAAAACTTTCAGCGTGTCGACAAGGTCCCAGAAGGATCACGCCGCCTAGGCGTAGACCTTGCATCCTCAGCCTCCCAGAG